AGCCGCCGCCTTGTCTGCGGCGGCCTTGGCAGCGCCGCGCAGCGGCCTGGCCTTGGCGTCCGGCGCCTCGTCACCGGCCCGCTGCGCCACCCGGTGCTGCGCCGCTTCCTGGTCGCCGCTGCGCGCATCGGCCTTGGCCTGCTCGGCCAGCACCGCAGCATCGGCCGCGTCCTTGGCGGCCAGGGCGTTGTCCAGCCGGGCCTGCGCGTCCGCGAACTGGATGCGCGCCCCGGCCACCTGGTCGCGGGCCTGCTGCGCAAGCTGCTGGGCAGTCGGGCCGATGGTCATCGGCGCCTCGCCCACGGCAGCGATCAGCCCGTTGGCCAGGTGGTGGTCGAACTGCTCCTCGGTGACATCGCCGGGCACCGTGGCGCCAGGGCCGAACCCCACCACCCGCTTGCCCTCGCTGGTCATCACGGCCATGGTCACGTAGGGGGCTGTAACCACGTAGTCCTTGTCTGGGTCCCGCGCCATGGCGGTGCTCCTTCCCTGCCGTACTGCTGCTGCTGGCTTGACTGGGCGGCCGGGGCCAGGCACGCACCCCGGCCGCCCCCATTGGGTTAGCTCAGGTACCCGAGCCGGTGATCTGGCAGGCCGCGCCCGGCTCCTGCACGATCGGGACCGTCTTGCGGCGGCCCTGCAGGTCCCAGGCGTCGTTGTCGTCCTTGCGGATCGACTTGACCTGCACCGCAAGCTGGTCCATCGCGTAGCCCGGCGCCCCGTCCATCTCGTCGGCCATGCCGCCGAGCTGCTGGGAGTCGAGGACGTACGGGTTGACCGCCACCGTGCTGGGGCTGACCACGATCACCAGGCCCGCGATGATCTCGATGTTGCCGGTGTACACCGGGTTGTCGGTTGTCTCGCGGCGCAGGGCGTTGGTGATGGCCGTGTCGGACATCATGTAGGCGTAGTGGTTGTCGTCCACCAGCAGGGTGTCGGGCTTGTAGCCCAGGTTCAGCTTGTACACCTTGCCCTTGGCCAGCAGGACGTCCAGCAGGATGCGGGCGGTGGCCACCACATTCCAGTTGGCCACCGCAGCCTGGGTGGCCGTGACCGCCGACGACACCGCCGACATGGCGACGCCGTCTACCTGCTGGATGATCGAGTTGACCGTCTTGCGGAGCGCCCGGTCCACGGTCTGCCCGGCGTACACGTTGCGGGCAATCTCGTCGTCGGTGACACGGACCTTCTGGCCCCACTTGCTCACCGCCGCGATACCGGCCGTGCCGGTGGGCATGTTGGCGAACGGGTACTCGGAACCTGCGGCCACGGCCTCCACCGGCCGGTCAGTGACGAACGGCTCGGACAGCTCGTACAGGGCTGCGCCGCCGCTGGTATTGAAACGCTGGGTCAGGATCTGGTCTGCGACGAACCGCAGGTCGCGGTAGTCGCGCAGCCGCCGCCTGATCTGCGTGGGCGACTGCAGGAACCGGCTGATGGTCTCAAGGTCACCCGACAGGGTGGGGGGTGAGGCCGGATACGAGCCAGGCATCTGATTTCCTTCCGTTGACCGGCCTGCTGCCGGGTGGGCTTGCTAGTCGGGGGCGGCTGTCAGCCGCCGATGAACCGGGCCTTGCTGGTGCCGCCGGTGCCGGCCCTGGTGCACGTGCCGATCAGGGTGCCGGCGCCGGCCAGGGTGGCCAGCACGCCGGTATCAATCAGGCCGGCGGCAGCAGCCTTGATGGGGTTGCCAGCCACGATGGCCACCGCGCCGGTGGGGCTGATTTCGTGCTCCACCCCGGTGATCGACCACACCGCCACCGGCTCGCCGTTAACGGCGTCCTTGGCGGCCACCCCGATGGGCCGCAGCGCGCCCGCTGCAGGCCCCACGGTGTTGTCCCCGGTGGCGTCCACCAGGGTGCCGCCCGTGACCGTTGCCGAGGCCGTCTTGCGCATCGGCATCTTGCCCAGCGAGTTGACGGGCTGATAGTCGCCCATTGGTTACCTCTCCTCCTTGCCGGTGCCCTGGGGCGGCCGGTCAGTATTGCATCCAGCGGACCTTCTGGTTATCCGCCACGGTGGTCAGGGCCACGCCGATGATGCCCCTGGTGTTGGTCACGTCGGCCGGGGTGGGCGTGGTGACCGCCGGCACCGTCTTGACCTGCCGGGCGGCAGTGCTGGTGGTGGTGATCTGGTCGCCAGCCGTGATCGCGCCGTCCGCGACGGACTCGTGCACCAGGTCGCGGGCGAACACCCCCACCCGCGCACCAGACACGGCGTCCTGCTCGGCTATGCCCACGTACTTGGCGCTGGCGGTGGTGCCCACCTTGGCCACCGTGCCCGAGCCGGACACCTCCACCAGGTCGCCGCCCGCCACGATGCCTGACGTGGTCAGCGGGATGACATCGCCCGGCAGGAATACCGGGGTGTAGTCGGACATCGGCTAGCGGCCCGGCTGGGCCTGCGGCCCGAACAGGTGCTTGTACTCCCGCTCGAACTCCTCGTCCGGGTCGGTGCCCCCGGCGCCCACATCGGACACCGGCACCACGTTGGGCGTCAGGCCGGCGATCACCCGGCGGGTGCCGTCCGGGTCCTTGTCCCAGATCTTGGCCCAGTCGTCGCGCTTGGCCGGCCCGAACTTGCCCGCGCTGATGGCCGCGCTGATGACCGTGTCGCGCTCGTCGGCGCGGCGGCGGCCCTCGGCTGCCTCCATCGCGGCGATGCGCTTGCCCTGCTCGGACCAGGCGTCCCGGTCGATCACGACCACGCTGTCAGGCAGGTTGCCCGGCAGTGCGCTGCTGGCCGCCACGCCCTTGTCTGCCTGCGCCTTGGCTGCGGCCAGCAGGTCGTCCACCGACAGCTCGGCGCCCTCGCCCAGGCCCAGGTCCCTGCGGAGCTGCGCCGTCTGCTCATCCGTCAACTTGAAGTCCACGGGTGTGCCACCTTCCCTCTCGTTGTGCCCAGCTCCTGCGTGGGCGTGGTTGTGCACCGCATCACCGGAATGGGTGTGCGCGTGCTCGTGCGTCATGTCGCCGCCCTGGCTGCCGTAGGCCGCGTGGGGGTGGCTGTGGCTGCCGCTGTACGCCGCGTGCTTACCGGCCGCCAGCGCAGCGGCGGTGACGGCCTCGGCGTCGGGCACCTCGTCGTCCGGGTCGTAGATGCCCAGCATGTCCATGAGCTGGTCCACGATGGCCTCGGCGCCCACCAGCAGGTTCAGCGCCTGCGCCACCTCAGGCGGCAGCGCCTGGTCGTTGTCGGGTCCCGCCTCGGCCAGCATGCTGGCCTGGTCCAGGATGGCGTCGAGCGCGGCAACCATCTCGGCTACCGACTCGTCAGCGTCGGCGGCCTGCGCCGCCACCGCCCGCTGCGCCGCCAGCCTGTACGCCGCCGCGAACTGGTACCGCTCGCTGGCGCTGGCCGCCGGGCCGCTGTAGTCGGGCGGCTCCTGCCCGGCCTTGCGCAGGTGGCTGGCCATGTGGTTGTACGCCGCCTTGGCCGCCGCAGCAGCCACGCCCTTGATGCCGCCGTGCGCCCCGTTGATGGCGCCGATGCCCGCGCTGCACCCGGCCGGGTTGGCGGCGCCCACCTTGCCGTCCGCTGAGCAGTCGTGGTGCGGCAGCTTGCTGGCCGTCTTGGTGTCGGCCGGGATGGCGAACATCTTCTTGATCGCCGCCGCGCTGGGGTCGTCACCCATGTTCTTGAGCTGCGTGCCCGCATCCCAGGTGGCCCGCACCACGAACCCGGCCCGCGACTCGGCGGCGCTGGCCCACACCAGGCTGCTGCCCAGTGCGCGCCGCAGCCGCGCGCTGGCGGCAACATCCACGTACTCGATCTGCACTTCCACCGCGTCACCGAACGTGCAGGTGCTGCCGCTGATCTTGACGGGCACCCGGTACACCGTGTTGCTGGACTCGTCGCACACGATGAGCTGCGGCGGGCTGAGCTGAATCTCGGTGATCCAGTAGCTGTACGGCACGCCGGGGGTGTCGTAGTAGCTGCGGCGCACGTCCTCGGTGGTGACACCTGCGGCGACGATCTGGGGCGGCATGCTGGCCTCCGGTGGCAGGGTGAGCCGCCAGCCGGCGGCCGGGGTTGCGGGTGACGCCGCCTGCACGTCGTACAGGGCGGCTACGTCGTCCAGGCTGGACAGCACGCCCACGCCGGGCTTGGTGATGCCCAGCAGCGCCAGGGCGCTGATGACGAACGGGTGCACGTGCCCGATCTGGCAGGTGACCGGGCCGCTGGCCTCGATGCTGCGCTGCGGGTAGGCGCTGGGCAGCACCGCCGCCAGCCAGCCCGGCAGCCCTTCCAGGTCGCCCTGCAGTTTCATGCCCTCGGCGGCCAGCACCATGTTGGCTACCCGGCCCAGCGCGGGGGTGCCGTCGTGGCCGGGGTTGATGAACCGGTCATCCAGGTGGCCCAGCTTGATGACGGGCGGCCCGATGGCCGGGCACGCGGCGGCGTCCACGGCCTGGGCCAGTTCCTCGGCGGTGAACGTGGCCAGGCCCGATGACAGGTCCCACTGGCCGGCGGCGCACAGGTCCACGCCGGGCACGGTGGCCAGCGCCGGCACCGTGATCTGCTGCACTGCGGTGGTGGTCACTGGTCACCCCACAGGCCCATGACGGTGCCCCGGCACCGCTCGAATCCGGCGCAGTTCACGTACCCGCCGTTGGGGTAGGCGGCGCGGGCCTCGTCCAGGCTGGCGAACACGTGGCCGTCCTCCGCGATGCACGGGCTGCAGGTGTTCTCGTCCAGCAGCTCGGTGGCCACGTAGTCGGCTGGCCCGGCGGCTTCCAGCACCGACAGGCGGCCAGTGTTCTGGGCGGCGGTCAGCGCGGCACCTAGCTGGTCGCGCAGAGACCGCTGGGACAGGCCGCCCAGTTGGGTGGTCACGTAGTCGGCGGTGTCGGCCCCGCTGCCCTTGCCGCCGGCGGCGTGCATGGCCCACCCGCCGGCCTGCCCGGCCAGCCAGTTAGCCCAGATGCCCGCCCGTGCCTGCGCCACCCTGTCGAGCAGCGCCGCCTTGATCTTGCCGAGCGTGCCCAGCCGCACGCCCTGGTGCTCGGCCTCGGCCAGCATCTGCTGCTGCGCCTTGTCGGCCAGGGTGGTCATGGCCTGCTTGACCAGCGGCACCCCGGCGCTGACATCGACCGTGAGGCCGTTCAGCTTGTCCAGCCTGCCGGCGTCCACTACCTGGTGCACCTGGTCGGCCAGGCTGCCCGTCATGCCGTGGTACAGCGGCGTCCAGTGGGCTATCAGCCAGTCCATGGCTGCGGTCCAGTCGGTCAGCATGCCTATCGGGTCCAGCCCGGCCCGCACCTCGGCGGGGGTCAGCTCGCGGCGCAGCCCGGCGATGGCGGCAGCACGCGAGCGGCTGCCCCGGCCAGCGGCTGCAGGCTGCGGCGCGGCCGGGGGCTGGGGCTGCGGGGCTGGCTGCGGTGGCTGGCCGGGGCCGGGCGGGCCGGCGGCGGGTACGGGCGCTGGCTGGGGTGTCTCGCGCTGCGGCAGCCGCCACAGGTGCCGCAGCTCGGCCTCCAGGCCAGGGTCGGCGGTCAGGCCGCCGTACTGCATCAGCAGGGACACGGCCTGCGCGGTCACGGTGTGCTGCTCGCCCACGTCGGTGCACACGATGCGGGGGCACGGCTCGTCCTCGCCGTAGTTGACGTTGACCAGGTCCACCACGGCGCCGGGCATGCCGGGGTAGCCGGTGGTCGTCTCCTCGCTCACCTCGTCGGCAAGGCCCGACAGGGCCAGCGTGAACAGGTCAAGGAACGTCTCGCCCAGGGCGCGGCTGCCTACCTCGGTCTGGCCCAGGTCCACCACGCCTGCCAGCGCCATCTTCGACATCTGCTGGTCCAGGTACTGGATGAACGCCAGCGCGTCGGGCACGCTGCCGGCCACGCCCCGCAGGTCGAACGTGTACCCGTGCGGCAGCCCGGCCCCGGTCTGGTCGCCTGCCCGCATGCTGCTGGCAAGCTGCTGCGCCTGCTGCACCATGGCGGCGCTGGCCCCGGCCGGGGCCGTCACGCTGGGCACGCCCATGCCGAACCGGCGGATGCTGGTGGCGTGGACCCGCCACGTCTCCTGCTTGAGCAGCCACGCCCCGAACGCCGCCCGCAGGATCGACATGCCAGCCCAGGCGGCGCCTTCCATCTCGTGCACGTACCACACCAGCCGCTGCGCCGGGATCGGCTCGAACTGGGTGGTCTGCTTGACCTGCTCCACCTCGTTGCCGTGCTCGGCCAGCATGATCTGGGCCAG